CTCGCTTTAGGTTATGGCATCACTGATGGCATTGTACTTGGAATCGCTCTTGGTCTATCCGCTTGCGGACTTTTCAGCGGGATAAAAAATATGACGGAGGAGAAAGATGGCATCTGAGAAACAGTTGAGACGCAAAGTCATCAATACCGCAAAAAAGTATGTGGGCATCAAACAGTGGGGATCTCAGCACAAGAAACTTGTTGACTTGTTCAACACCGTTAAACCGGATGGAGCGAGGATGACATATGATGCTCCTTGGTGTGCTTGCTTTGCATCTGCGGTAGAAATAGAGGCACTTGGTTCTGTAGGTGCGAGGAGAATTTGCCCATTGTCGTTTAACTGCGGAACGATAGTCTCCAGGTCCAAGGAAATGGGAACATGGGTGGAGAATGACAACTACATTCCGGAGGAAGCGGATTGGATTCTCTATGATTGGCAAGATACCGGAAGAGGACAGAACACCGGCATTCCAGACCATGTTGGAATTGTAGAGTCCGTAAAGGATGGAATCATCACTGTTATCGAGGGCAACAAAGGCACAACGAAACAGTGTGCAAGAAGAAGGCTCAATGTTGGTGGAAGATACATCAGAGGATTTGTGCATATTCCTTATGAGAAACTTGCCACAAAGAAGAAGACTCTCAGAGTTGGTTCCAAGATAAAAATTGTTAAGGATTCCAAGATATATGGAACAGACCGGAGATTCTCCAGTGTAGTATACTCCACCATCTACAAAGTGATAGAGGTGTCCGGAGATAGAGTGGTCTTTGCCACCAAGGACGGCAAGACAGTGATGGGTGCAGTGAGCAAAAAGGATTGTATTGTACAGTGATATGTATAAATCTTGTTCCAAGTGCGGAAAGATACATGATGCCAATTATAATTGTACGTTTGGCAAAGTGTACAGAGGTGGAGAAGAGAGGAATCTCAGAAAGTCGAATGCTTGGAAGCGGAAGTCAGAAGAGATTAGAGAGAAAGCAAACTTCTTGTGTGAAGTATGCAGAGATAGAGGCTCCTACACTTATGATGGACTTGAGGTGCATCACATCATCAAGATAAAAGATAACAAAGAGTTGTTGTTAGACAACAGGAATCTCATTTGCTTATGTCAAGAGCATCATAAGATGGCAGATAGAAACGCCTTAGATGCAGACTATTTGAGAAGGCTTGCTCTGAAGAGGGAGGAGAATTGAATCCCCCGTACCTTTTGCAGAAGGTTTGGAGCTGCCTCCCCCGACCAACCGCCCATATCTGGATGCGAAACTTGAAAAAAGCCATCCGATTTTGGAATAACCGGAGGAAAACCGGATAAAACAATTGAAAACCGTAGAAAAACCGCAGAAAACAAATCGAAACCTGCGGAGGGTCTGCGAATCGCACATCAATGGAATGAAAGAAATGAGGTGCATGAATGGAAACAAAAGATTTAGACCGGAAAGCCAAAGAAATTGTTGCTTTGGCAGAGGAAGCCGGTGTCAGCAACAACTATTTCTTCACAACGACATTTGAAAGATACCAAGTCCAGTTGCACATACTGGACGAACTGCGAAAGTCCTTTGAGGAAGAAGGACTCTTGGTCACCAAGGAGTATGTTAAAGGCAGAAAGAATCTGTATACGAATCCCGCAGTTTCTGATTACAACAGAACAACAGATTCTGCAAACAAGACGGTGAGCACACTCATGAAAATCATCAAGAACTTTGGAGAGGATTCCGGTGAGGAGTCAGATCCGCTTATGGAGATGATTTCCGGTGAGTAAGGCATACGAATTTTGCAAGAAATCGTTACGGCAGAAAACAACACCAAAGTATGTCAAGTTGCAGATGAAAGAATTCATCCGCATCTCTGACGGCAAGGATAAGAAATACAAAATCAGTGAGAAGAAACTCCATCAGATAGAAGGGATTTTGAAACTCCTTAATATGCCAAAAGGGCTGAGAGCGGGAGAGTCATTGTATGATTGCACAAGCGGTTATCAATGGCTTTTTTACACTGCAATTCTTTGCACAGTGTATAGAGATAACGAGGAGAAGAGAAGGTATGAAATTGGAGTCTTGGAGATTTGCCGAAAGAACTACAAGACATTTACCATTGCTACCATATTTATCATCCTGTTTCTAACTGAGCCTAAATTCAGCAAGTTTTACAGTGTTGCTCCGGATGGTTCTTTGTCGAGGGAAGTGCGGGAAGCAATTGCGGAAATCATCAGATCATCGCCAATGGTGTATGAGTGGAATGGTCAGAAGCGGTTCAAAATCTTAAGGGACTACATCCAATTCAAACCAACACTCACACAGTACATTCCTCTTTCCTATTCCACATCGAGGATGGATGGAAAGTTACCGAATGCATTTTGTGCTGATGAAGTGGGAGCCTTGCCCATTTCATATCCGATTGATGCGATGCGGTCTGGGCAGCTCAATATACTCAACAAACTTGGATTCATTATCAGCACAAAATATCCGACAATAGACAATCCTTTTGAAGATGAAGTGAAATACTCCAAAAGAGTGCTTGATGGATTGGAGAAGGATGAAACGAGGTTTTCCCTTTTATATGAGCCGGATAAAACGACAGGATGGGAAACGGATGATTTGATTCTGCGTCAAGCAAATCCGGTGTCCTTGGAGATTCCGGAAATTTGGGAAGACTTGCTCAAGAAAAGAGCCTATGCCATTGCGGTGGAATCTGCAAGAGAAAACTTTGTCACCAAGCACTGCAACATCATCTATCAAGGCGTGGGAACAGAGACATACATTGACACCAAGGATGTCCAAGAATGCCGGTCTGCTCACGTTGATTGGGAAGGAAGAGTTGTCTACATCGGTTTGGACTTGTCTGAGACAAATGACAACACTTCTGTGAGCATGGTTTCTGTTGATGATGACAACATCATTCTTGCGGACTCCTTTGCCTTTATTCCGGATGGAAGGATAGAGGAAAAGACGCAGTTTGAAAAAGTCAACTACAAAGAACTGATAAAGACAGATAAAGTGATTCCATGTGGGGACAGAGTGATTGACTATGCATTTGTAGAGGATTTTATCTTGTCACTGGAAGAAAAGTATGGTGTACAAATCCAAGCCATAGCCTATGACAGATGGAATGCTCTGAGTACTGCACAGAAGTTAGAGAAGGCGGGATATAACTTGGTGGAAGTGCGTCAGCATTCTTCCGTTTTGCATCCTCCTACAAAACTATTGAAAGAGAAGATTCTCTCCAAGGAGTTCCGGTATGAGAAGAATCCTCTCTTGGAGATTAATTTTCAGAACGCACGATGTGCATACGACACAAACAAGAATTTATATGTGCAGAAGAAGAAGTCCAAAGGGAAAGTTGATATGGTGGTATCTCTGATTAATGCGGTGTACCTATTGCAACAGGATTACTTCTTGAATCAGATGGACTTTACAGTTCAGGTCCTTTAAGGAGGGAAAGATGGGTTTTTGGTCATGGCTGACAGGAACAGAAGATGAAGCCATCACCGTGAGGGAGACTCCTCCGGAGATCACTCCTCCGGTGAGCGATGTGCTTTTGCAAGCACTGTTAAACGATGAAGTGATAACGAGGGAGAAAGCCTTAACTCTTCCCGCAGTAAGCGGTGCAGTTGATTTCATTTCAAACACAATTGCCAGTATGCCGGTGAAGTTGTACAAGTACAAACAGGGAAAAGTGGAGGAGCTGCGGGACGATTCAAGAGTGAGAATCCTCAATGGGGATACCGGTGACACACTGGATGCTTTCCAGTTAAAGAAAGCAATGGTGGAGGATTATCTTCTTGGTAAAGGCGGGTATGCCTACATTGAGCGGAAGCGGAATGAAGTTGTTTCCATCCGGTATGTGGAAGACATCTATATCACCATCCTCAAGAACTTCAAGCCAATCTTCAAAGACTATGTAATCTTGGTGGAGGGTGAACAGTATAAGCCTTATGACTTTATCAAGCTTCTCCGGAACACAAAAGACGGTGCTTCCGGTACTGGTCTAACCGTAGAAGTTTCCAAGGCATTGGAAACCGCATATCAGACTCTCCTATATCAACTTTCTTTGGTGCAGAGTGGTGGAAGTCGCAAAGGATTTCTGAAGTCGCAGAGGAAACTTGGACAGGAAGAAATCAACACACTGAAAAAGGCATGGCAGAATATGTACGCCAACAACTCTGAAAATGTTGTGGTTCTCAACAATGGTTTGGAATTCCAAGAGGCATCCAATTCCAGTGTGGAGATGCAGTTAGACCAAAACAAGAAAACTTTACAGAGCGAAATCAATTCCATCTTCCACATATCGGATGACTTTTGGACAACGTTCAAAGAGGCGATTTATCCAATAGTCAAGGCATTTGAAACGGCACTAAATCGGGATCTGCTTTTAGAGAAGGAGAAGAAAAACCATTTCTTTGAATTCGATGTGAAAGAGATAGTGAAGGCGAATCTGTCAGACCGGTACTCCGCATACAAACTTGCCAAAGAAACAGGATTCATGACTTTGAACGAAATCCGGAGAGCAGAGAACATGGAATACGTTGAGGGTCTTGATGTTGTCAATGTCGGACTTGGTGCGGTGCTCTATGATACCAACACTCACCAGTATTACACTCCCAACACAGACACAGTTGGCACTCCTAATGATAATGTGGATGCCATGTTGGAAGGGCATGAACTTGCAGAAGCCTATGACGAAAGCGGGAACTCCGCAGAGAGGAGCGAGGAATGAAAGTCAGTATAAGAGCAGATAGTGTTTTAATTGAAGGGTATGTCAATGCTATTGAAAGAAACTCAAAGCCTCTCATGAGCAGAATAGGGAGATTCATCGAACGCATCTGTAAAGGTGCGTTTTCTCATGCCATTGAGAGGAATGATGATATCCATGTTCTTCTGAATCATGATTGGACAAGGGACCTGGGAAGCACCAAACAAGGGAATCTTGAACTGTGCGAGGATAGCATCGGACTCTATGCGAGAGCAGAAATCACTGATGCTGATGTAGTCGCAGACGCAAGAGCGGGAAATCTTGTGGGATGGTCTTTTGGTTTCCAAGATAGGGAGGTGGACACCGGAGTTGAACAGGGACTCCCTCTCCGGATGGTGAGAGACATGGACTTATATGAGGTTTCCATTTTGAACAAACTCAAAACTCCCGCTTATGATGGCACTCTAATCATGGCAAGAGCAGATGATGATGTGCAGTTTCATGGAGAGGCTTTTCTTGATGAAGTTGAAACAGAAGAGGAAGTCAGATCCAATGAAGAAACTCAGCCACAACAGGAGGAGCATCCTGTGGTGATAGATTATTCCACTTATGAAGCAATGATTTCTGAAATGAAAGGAGCAGAAAAAGCATGAAAGAACTCATTGAAAAGAAAAACGATTTAATCACAAGAGCCGAGGATGTTCTCAACCTTGCGAAAACGGAAAAGCGAGAACTCACCGAGGCAGAAGCAGAAGAACTGGCAGAAATCAGAGACACTGTCAGAAGAATCGCAGAGACTCTGAAACTGGATGATGATTTCAGAGAGATGGAGCAGATGGAAGTCAAGGAAGACAATGTTCCGGTTGAAGAAGAGGTTGAATTAACTGAGGAGGAAAAAATGAACGAAAAAGAAATGAATGAAGTCAGAGCATTTGAGAACTACATCAGAGGCAGAGTCATCCATGAGAGAGCCGGTGAACTCACTCCCGCCACAACTGGCACTGGCATCGGTCTTGGTGGAGCACTCATTCCGGAGACTATTGTAAATTACATCATCAAGAAGGTGTATGATATTTGTCCTATCCTTGAACGTTCTCAGAAATTCAATGTCAAGGGCAAACTTGAGGTTCCCTATTATCCCGCAGATTCTCAGCAGATCACTGTGGCATATCAGAATGAGTTTGTGCAGCTCTCTTCTTCCAGTGGTTCCTTTGATACTGTTGAACTGAGTGGATTCCTTGCGGGATGCCTCACCAAAATTAGTAGAAGCCTCATCAACAACGTGGACTTTGACATTGTCGGATTCGTCGTTGATGAAATGGCTTATGCCATCAAGAGATTCATCGAGCATGAACTCCTTGTTGGTACTGTAGGCAAAGTTACTGGACTCTCCACGCTGACCAACACTGTTACTGCGGGAAGTGCTACGGCAATTGTGCTTGAAGACATCATCAAGACTCATGATGCCATCAAGGATGAATTCCAGCAGAATGCCATTTGGATTATGAGTCCCGCAACGAGAACGGCACTCAGGTCCCTCAAGAGCAACACAGGATATCCTCTGCTGAATGATGACATCAGCACTCCGTTTGGTGCGACTCTCCTTGGTAAGCCGGTTTACGTTTCTGACAATATGGCAAACATCGCAACCGGAAACAGTGTTATCTACTATGGTGACATGAAGGGACTTGCCACCAAGTTTAATGAGGAAATCAACATCGAGGTACTGCGTGAACGCTATGCCGATGAACACGCAGTTGGTGTCGTAGGATGGTTTGAGTTTGACTCCAAAGTCATTGATGAACAGCAGATCACTGTACTCAAGATGGCATAAAAAAGAGGAGGGGAAATCATGTATAGAGCATTGATTTCTTTTTCCGGTAGAATCTCCATGACAGAAGGAGAAGTCAGAGATATCTCTGACTCCTCCATTGTCAAGGACTTGCTCAAGGCGGGATACATTGAGGAAGTCAAACCGGAGAAGAAGACCAAGAAAAAATAGCCTCTGAAAGGAGGTGCAAATGAATCAGTTGAACAAAGTAAGTGACATTACAGTTTCTGATGTCGCAGAATATCTCAGATTGGATGAAGTGACTTCATCCGATGAAAACACTCTCAAATCTCTCCTTGGTGTAGCAAAGACTTTTGTGCAGAACTACACTGGCAGACCGGAAGCGGAACTGGATAACTATGTTGACTTCATCATTGTTGTCCTTATTCTATGTCAAGATATGTGGGACAACAGAGCATTGTATGTTGACAAAACGAATCTCAACAAAGTGGTTGAGACTATCCTTGATATGCATTCCGTTAATCTGCTCCCTGTGGAGGAAGAGTCATGATTAATGCGGGAAAGTACAATCATCGTATCACTATCTATCAGACCACCATTGTGGAGGATGCCTTTGGTTTTCAGCATGAGGAAACTCAAGTCATCCTCACTCCATATGCCTCTGTCAAGACCACTAAAGGAATGACCATCATCAAGAACAATAGTGATTTTGAAAAGGCATACACCAATTTCACCATCCGCTTTCCCAAAACTGTGATAACAAGAGATATGCTCATTTCCTTCCGAGGGAAGACATATACCATTGAATATCTCAACAATGTGAATGAGGAAAACGTGGAGTTGGAAATCCAAGCAAAGGAAGTGACTCATTGATGGCAAAATTTGAGATGCTTCTTCCGGAGCAAATCCTAAAGGATTTCAAGGAGTTGTACAACAATTCAGAGGAGATATTTGGTGCGATGACAAGAGCCGGTGCGGAAGTGGTGGAACAAGCCATTCAAGCGAATATTCCCGCATCGCTGAAACCATATGTCAAAGTCACAAGAACGTACAAGACTCCATCTGATAATGGCATCAACACCAAAGTGTATGTTTCCGGTTATCTTCCATTCTCAGATCCAAGCAGACAATCTTTTTCGAGAAGAGGAAGAGCGGGAGGAAAGGTGTACACAACCACAAAGGGAGTTCCCGCAGAATTTCTTGCGAATATCTACGAATACGGCAGAAGCAATGCACCATTCCCGAAAAAGCCATTCCTACGGAAGGCTTTTGCTCAGAAGGGAAAGATAGAAAAGGCTATGCTTGACGCACAAAGGAGTGCAAGTGGGGGTTTGTTAGATGAATGAATTGATACAAGAGATTTTTCAAAACTTCACGGTTGATGGCAAGTCGATTCCGGTCAGATTCCTTCTGTATCAAGGGAATGGTGAGCCGTATGTGACTTATCAGCAGATTGATGCGGACAATTCCTTTTCCGGTGATGATGACTTACTTGGATATGTCGATTACTATGACTTTGATATCTATTCCAAGGGGAATTACTTTCCAATCATTGAGAGTGTAAAAGAAAAACTAAAACAACATGGTTTTGTTTGGCAAGCCTCCAGGTCATCCGGAGACAATTACGAAACGGATACCGGATACTACCACAAAACTTTATGCTTTGCGATTCTTAGGGAGGAATAACAATGGCAAAGATTGGACTTAACAATTTTAGATACTCTGTGCTGACGGAAGCCAGTGACGGCACGCCTACCTATAATGGAGCGAAAACGCCGGCAAAGGCTATCTCCTGCACAGTGGACATTTCTAACAACGAGGCAACTTTATATGCAGATGATGCCATCGCTGAAGCAGACACCAGTTTCCAGGGTGGGTCTGTAACCATCGGAATTGATGATGAAGACCAGACCACAATGGCAGCTCTGCTTGGTCACACTGTTGACGAACAAACCGGAGAAATGGTGAGGAATGCAAATGATATTGCTCCTTATGTCGGTTTCGGAAGAGTCATCACCAAGATGGTTGGCGGTGCGTATAAGTACAAGGTTGAATTCCTTTACAAAGTCAAGTTCGCAGAGCCTTCACAGGAAGATAACACTAAGGGGGAATCCCTTGAGTTTGCTACCAGTGAAATGGAAGGAACTGTGGCTACACTGGCGAATGGAAATTGGTCTGTCACCAAGACTTTTGACACAAAGGCAGAAGCCATCACTTTCCTTGAGGGGCTGATGGACTAAAAACTAAAAAAAGCGGGGAGAGGTTGATGCCTCTCCCTTTTTACTTGGATTGGAGGAAATGAGATGAAAGATTATCATGGTGAAATCCAGTACAAAGGGAAGACATATGCTCTTGTTTTCAATTTAAATGTCATGCAAGAAATCCAAGAGGAGTACGGTTCCTTAGATGCATGGGCAACTCTGACGGACGGAAGTAATGGTGAGCCGAATGCAAAAGCGGTCATCTTTGGATTCTGCTCAATGCTCAATGAGGGTCTGAGCATTTACAATGATGAGCATGGTGAGCATGAGCCTATGCTCACGCTCAAGCAGACCGGACGCATCATAACAGAGGTAGGACTTGCGGAAGCAACAAATGCTCTTAATGACACAGTGATAGAGAGCACCAAGAGCATCGAAAAAAACGCATAATCCATGAGGAGGATGATGCTCAGATTGACTTCTCATGGTTCCTGTTTGTTGGAGTAACAAAGTTGAGACTCTCTCAGAAAGAAGTGGGGAGGCTTACACTTACTCTTTTCAACAAACTTTATGAGCACTATAAAAATGACTTTGATTTAGAAATGCGATTAACTAATGCGAACGTGACATATCAAGAAGCATTTGTGAAATCGCAGAAAGAGGAGGAGTGGTTTTAAATGGCGGGTTTTGGTGGTGCAGTAAAACTCACTGGCGAAAGTGAATACAGAAAAGCACTCTCTCAGATCACGCAGAGTCTGAAAGTTGTTTCCGCAGAAATGAAAGCAACATCCTCCAGTTTTTCCTCCGGAGAAAAATCTGAGAAGGAACTTGCTCAGAGTGCGGAGCAATTAAGTAAGGCTCTGAGCACACAGAAGAATGCTCTTGGTATGCTCAAATCACAACTGGCAACCATGCAAGCAGAGTACGATAAAAGCGGAAATGCTCACAAAGAACTGGTAAACGAGTATGAGAAAGAGAAGCAGAAACTTGAGCAGATAAAGAATACTCTTGGTACTTCTTCTCAAGAATACAAAGACCAAGAGAAAGTTGTGGCTGACCTGGCGGTTGAGGTTCAGCAGAGTGAGAAAGCATATGATGCTCAAGGTAAAGCCTTGAACGATATGAAAATCAAGACCGCAAACGCTGAGACAACCGTCAATCAAACGGCAAAGGCACTGGACAATCTTGGACATGAGGCAGAGGATTCCGGAAAGAAAGCAGAATCTGCGGGAGGCGGTTTTACTGTCTTCAAGGGTGTTGTTGCGAATCTTGCAACTGATGCCATTCAAAGTGCCATCGGTGGACTCAAGAATCTTGGTGGGCAGCTCATTGAAGTTGGCAAACAAGCCATGTCCGGTTTTGGGGAGTTTGAACAACTTGAAGGAGGAGTCAATAAACTCTTTGGAGAGGACTCTGCTAAGACAGTAATGGCGAACGCCAACAAGGCATTCTCCTCTGCGGGTATGTCTGCAACTGATTACATGGATACTGTAACCAGTTTTTCTGCTTCCCTCATTTCCGGTTTAAATGGTGACACCGAAAAATCTGCTCAGATCGCTGACCAAGCAATCAGAGACATGGCTGACAATGCCAATACTTTTGGCACAGACATCAATTCTATTCAAACGGCGTATCAAGGATTTGCAAAAGGGAACTTCCAGCTCCTCGATAACTTGAAATTGGGCTATGGAGGGACGAAGGAAGAAATGCTCAGATTGGTCAAGGATGCCGGTGTTGTAGATGAATCTGTGTCAAGCATCAATGACGTTTCCTTTGACCAAATTATTCAAGGTATCTCCATCACACAGGAGAGAATGGGTATTGCGGGAACAACCGCAAAGGAAGCCTCTTCTACCATTGAAGGCTCTGTTGGGTCTATGAAATCTGCATGGCAGAATATGCTCACCGGCATGGCTGATGAAAATTCCAATTTTGAAAGCCTTGCCACAGATTTTGTAAACACACTGGTTTCTCAGAATGGTGGTGGTGTCCTTGGAACGATTGTTCCGAGAATCTCGCAAGTGGTGACCGGCATGGCGAATGCTCTGCAAGCAACACTTCCTCTGCTGATTCAGCAAGTGGTTCCAATTATCCAAGAGAATCTCCCAATTATCATCACTGCGGTACAGAGGGCATTGCAAACTGTTCTGCAAGTGCTTCCATCTGTCATCCCAGTGATAGCAGAGTTGATTCCACAGATTGTGTCCGCAGTTGTGCAACTTCTTCCGGATATCGTAAATGCCGGTATGCAGATGATAACGAGTCTGATACAAGGACTCACAAACGCAATTCCGCAGCTCATTGCGATGCTTCCGGAAATCATCACAAATATCGTGACGGTGCTCATTAACAATTTGCCTCTGTTGATAACTGCGGGAATGGAACTTCTTTTGGGCATCATTGACGGACTCACAAAGGCAATTCCGCAGTTGGTTAATTATGTTCCGCAAATCGTGAAGACTATTGTGCAAGTGCTTGTTAAGAATCTGCCTCAGATCATCAAGACAGGAATAAAAGTGCTTGTGTCCCTTATCAATGGAATCACCAATGCTATTCCGCAGTTGGTGTCGATGATTCCTACAATCATCAAGACCATTGTGAGCACACTTGCTCAGAGTATGTCTCCGGTGCTTCAAAGCGGAAAAGAGATTCTGCTCAAACTGATTTCCGGTATTCAGCAGAAGATTTCCTCTCTGAAAACTGAAGCGGGGAAAATCGTGAGCACAGTTGTGGAGGCAATAAAGGATTTGCCATCCAAGATGCTCTCTGTAGGAAAAAACTTGGTGGAAGGTATTTGGAGTGGCATCTCCAATGGACTTGGATGGATAAAAGGAAAAATCTCCGGATGGGTGGGCAATGTTACCAGTTTTATCAAAGGATTGTTTGGAATCAAATCTCCATCAAGAGTGATGCGGGATGAAGTTGGTAAGAATCTCGCTCTGGGAATCGGAGAAGGATTTTCCGATGAAATGAAATATGTTGCCAATGAGATGGGGAATGCAATTCCGAGGTCCTTTGATGTAGACTCTTCTGTTTCCGGTGCAAGGTACACATCTGAATCGGCGGGGATTGATGTTGTCAATGCTTTCAAATCCGCACTCTCTCAGATGAAGATTGTGTTGGACGATGAAGTTGCCGGTGAATTTGTTGAAAGAACTGTAACAAGAGTGATTTACGCATAGGAGGAGAGCATGAATTATGTAATTATCAATGGCAAGAGAAGCGATTCCATCACAGGACTCCTCATTCAGAACTTGCCTCCCATCAGCAAGCCTCTCCTTCGGACGGAAATTGAAGAAATTGACGGCAGAGATGGAGATATTGTGACTCCTCTTGGATACTCTGCCTATGAGAAGGATATGACAATCGGTCTATACGGAAAGTTTGACATCAACAAAGTCATATCCTTCTTTGATTCCAAGGGAACAGTGATTTTTTCCAATGAGGCTGATAAGATATACCGGTTTCAGATCATTGAGCAGATTGACTTTGAGAGGCTGATACGTTTTCGAACTGCAACAGTGACATTTCACGTTCAGCCATTCAAACTCTCTGCGGTGGATGGGGTCTATACCTACACCAATCAACTCTTTAAGCCATCTGCCTACAGTAAAACAGAAAAAGGGATGTCCATCAGTGTGATGGATGGTGGACTCATTGAGATTTCCGGTACTTCATCGGAAACTGCGGAGTTTTTCATCCCATTTTCGATGGAGCTGCCAAGTGGGAATTACAATCTAACCGCAGTTGGTGACTTTGTCACCGGCAGAGTTGGTATCGGATTGATAGGTGACACCGGCAATTACGGATTATCATACTATACCGGAAATCTAAACCACACTTTCAATATTCCTGTTGATACAAAGGTAAGTTATCTGTGGCTTTGTGTTTACGGTGAGCAGACCATATCCAGTGTAGGAATGGTGGTGAGCCTCTTAGGCAAGAGCCTCAATGTTACCAACAGAGGAAACGCAAAATCCAAACCGGTTCTGACTATTTACGGAAGCGGAAAAACGGACATTTCCATCAATTCCGGTCAGCCGGTGTCCATCAATCTGAGCACAAACGGAATCAAGATTGATGTGGAAGAGATGCAAGCATATTTTCCGGACGGTTCCTTTGCTAATCGCAGAGTAAGCGGAGATTATGAGGATTTAATGCTTCAACCAGGTCACAACGTCCTCAGTTGGGATGGAGATGTGACCAAAGTGACCATTGGGAATTATTCAAGATGGATATAGGAGGAGAGAGATGTACACCAATATAAATGTAGTAAAGGGAGACACACTCTCTTTTGGTATTGAAATTGAAGGACTCACACAGGATTTAGATACGGCGTACTTTTCTTGCAAAAGGACACTGGACGCAGATGAATTTGTTTTTCAAAAGTCACTTGGTGACGGAATCACCAAAGATTCTGAGGGAAAGTACTTGGTGCGGATTGCTCCGGAAGACACTGCGGAATTGGATACTGGTGAGTATTACTATGATGTTCAGATTGGTCTAAATGGAGACATCTTCACTGTGCTTAGAGGCATCTTTGATATTCTTTATGATGTCACTACCAACTAAGGAGGTGCATCATGGCGGTAGAATATCTTGACAAAACCGGACTTGCATACTTTTGGAGCAAGATAAAAGCATATGTTGATGCTCATTCCGGTGGAGGTAGTGCGGAGTGGACTCTTGCGGGGTCTGCCACTGGCACAACTTGGATTACTGGCATTCCCGAAACGGCAAAGGAAGTATATATAGAAGCCTACACAGGGAATCATTCTGCAATGTATTCCGGTGTGTATCTCAGAGACTCCATGACAACTGGTATATTAAACATCGGCGGGTATTACATCTCGTCAACGGACTATGGCTTGTGCAATGTAAATATCCGGAACAATGGCAGAGAAGTGCAACTGCGAAATCACCGGTATGGTGGAACAACATACACATCAACTGCAACTGTAAGAGTCTTCTACAGATAGGAGGGAATTATGTCTGATACTTATAACTTTGAAAATGCAACAAATTTTAAAACGGTCAAGATAATCCCTCTAAAGGGAGAAAAGGGAGATGCCGGTGATTCCGGTGATTACTCAGGTCTGACGAACAAACCATCCATCAATGGAGTCACTATGGATGGGAATCAGACAACTGCGGATTTGGGCATTGCGTCCTCCGCATCGGTTTCTACTGTTGCGGAAAACACATACACAAAGGACGAAACCATTGCCACTGTTGTGAATTTGATTTATCCGGTAGGGTCTATTTATATGTCAGTTAATGAGGTAGATCCCGCCACTTTTCTTCCGGATACATCGTGGGAACAGATTAAGGGGCAATTCCTGTTGGCATCAGATGACACGATTTATTGGGGTAGAGAACGTTTTCCAATTGGAAGCACAGGTGGTGAAGTGAGCCACACTCTTACAACTGGAGAGATTCCGAGTCATACCCATGTGACGGAAGTGCCTATTGGAGACGAAATTGTCGTAAGCACCGGAAGCGGTGGAAGAGCCGTCAAAGCGGGCGGGTCTTCCGCACCCGGATTTATCTCCTCCTCTGTGGGAAGTGGACTTGCTCACAACAATATGCCTCCTTATTTGGTGGTTAACGTGTGGAAGAGGATTGCATAAGAAAAGGAGGGCAATATGATAAGAGTCTTTGCTCCATCTGATAAAGACTTTTCCTCCAATGGTGACTATATCTTACATCCCACAAGAGCCAAAGTGCATAAAGAAGATAATGGTGATTATTACCTTGATTTAGTGACCGGCATCGAATGCTCTGATTATATGGTGGAGGGCAATATTGTTGTTGTCGATACTCCACAAGGTAAACAGGGTTTCCGAATCACAAATCCTCAGAAGACCAATGCCAAGATAACCGTAAAGGCTTGGCATCTGTATTATGATGCAGAGGATTATGTAATTTCAGATTCCTATGTTGTGGAAAAGAACTGCAACGATGCACTTGTGCATCTTAATGGAGCAACTTCTCCGGTGTCTCCATTTACGGTATCTTCCGATGTGTCAACAGTTGATTCCTTCCGATGTGTTAGGCAATCTTTGGAGAGTGCAATTCAAACAGTGCTCTCAAGATGGGGAGGGCATCTTGTGCGTGATAACTTCAACATCCGCATCCAACAGAACATTGGAGAGGATAATGGCGTTACTGTGGAATACCGCAAGAATCTGCGTGAGATATCCTGTGAGGAAGATTGGTCAGATGTGGTCACGCAGCTCCTTCCAGTTGGCAAGGATGGAATCTTGCTCAATGAGGTTGATTCTTCACAGAGCATCTATCTTTTTTCGGACAAACAATATGACATCCCATATGCCAAGGCACTTACTTTCACGCAGACACTGGAGCGAGAGAATTATCCAAGTGATGATGCTTATATATCTGCTCTTGTGGAGGATCTGAGAGCACAGGGAGAAGCCTATCTTGCGGTGAATTCGTTTCCGAAAGTAAATTACACACTGAAAGCAAACATTGAGAAACTCTCTGATGTTGGTGACATCATTGAAGTGAAGGATAAACGGCTTGGTGTGGACTTGCTCACAAGTGTGATTGCTTTTGACTATGATTGCATCTTGGAAAAGTACACAGAAATTGAATTCGGGAATTTTAGACCGAAACTCTCAAGCTTGCTCACAACTGTCACTGCGGATGCAACTGCATCTGCTACGGCTTCCGCAAGACAGGAACTTGATTCCTCATTGGAAACGGTATGGAGTGCCATGACGGACCTGGAATCACAGATAGAGCAGATGTCCGATTATGATGTGCTTGATAATAAACCACAGATTGAAGGAGTCACACTTCAAGGGAATAAAACATTTGAGGAGTTGAATCTATCCGGTATCACCAACACGCAGATTGAAAACATTTTCTCATAGGAGGGAAAGATGGCTAAACAGTATTTAGATTATGATGGCTTACTTTACTTTTGGCAGAAACTCAAGGCGTATTTTGTTCCGCAGACAAGAAAAATCAATAACAAGGCGTTATCTGCGGATATCACTCTAACCGCATCCGATGTCTCTGCACTTCCGGAGAGCACTACGATTCCAAGCCCAGGAACTGGGAGTAGTTATCCTACAATGGACGGCACAAGGGCATTGGGAACAAATTCCGGTTATGCGAGAGTTGACCATGTCCATCCGCATGACACATCCAGAGTCCCGACCACAAGAAAAGTTAATGGACACGCTCTCTCTGCTGATGTAAATGTCACTGCATCAGATATCGGAGTGGAAGCCGGTGCGGAAGTTAATGACATCGACACTGTGAAAGTAAATGGAACTGCACTCACCATCACAGATAAGGCTGTTGATGTTCCGGTTCCGACAAAGACAAGCGATCTGACCAATGATTCCAACTTTGTTTCTGATGCATCCTATGTCCACACTGACAACAACTTCACGACAACACTAAAAGACAAGTTGGATGGCATCGCAGAGGGAGCCACTGCAAATGCCGGTACTGTCACCAGTGTTCGGGTGCAAGCAACTTCTCCTGTGGTTTCAAGCACAAGCACTGCACAGAGCACCAGTCTCAACACCACGATTTCTCTTGCCAATGGCTATGGAGACACAAAGAATCCCTATGCATCTAAGGATGCACACATGGTGCTTGCATCGCCAAGCGAATCGGCGGGTGCTCCCACATTCCGTTTTCTTTTAATGGGAGACATTCCAGACTTGCAAAGCCTCTATGTAACTAATTCAAGAGTCGGGCAACAGGGAGGTGTTTGCCCACTTAATGCTAACACTAAAATCGACTCTGCATATCTCCCATCCTATGTGGATGATGTTGTGGAAGCCTATCCGAGAAGTGGAGCAACAGAACTTTCTTCATCTTGGCTTTCAACATCAAGCGGTGGAGCAGCTCTGACACCGGAAACCGGAGTCATCTACATCCTCATGGCAGACTCCGCATCTTACTCCGCAAACTCTCAGTTCCGGTGGAGTGGTACAACGTATGTCAAACTGGCTGATGGTGGGGTATCCTCCATCACAAATGCGGAGATTGATACAATTGTGGCATCGTAAGGAGGTACGGCATGGAGGGAATCACACTTGGTCAGATCGCACTTGGACTCACGTTCATCTGCGGTCTGCTTGGAAGCATCAAATATTTAAGGGAACATCTGCATGAGTGGTTGAGTGATTCCCTTGCTCCTCAGTTCGGGTCTATTGATGACCATTTTGACAAACTGGAAGAGCATTTGAATGGGGTGGACATGAATGCCACAAAGAACTTCCTTGTGTCCTTTTTAAGTGATGTTGAAAAGGGAGTTTACACCGATGAAATCGGAACAGAACGGTTTTGGGAGCAATATCAGCATTATTCAAAAATAGGCGGGAACTCTTACATTCAGCGGAAAGTTGAGCAACTGAAAAAGGAAGGCAAATTGTAAAACTTGAAACTAACTTGCAACTAACTTGCAACTGACTTTCAACCAATTTGCAACGGTTTAACTATCCAACTATCTAAACATTTTGCAACTAACTTGCAACTAAGGCGGGAGAGATCCCGCCTCTTTTTTTATTTTTGTTGCGAAAAAGTAACGAAATTACTTGCAATTCCTTGTATATAGGTGTATACTTATATACAACAAAGGGATACAGAAAGGAGTAAGACATGACACAGTACGAAATCTTAAGACTCGCATACAATGCTCAGAAGGAAATTTGGTACAAGGCAATTGAGGCAAGTCACCGAATGCCGGAAGACCAAATTGCACAGGAGATGGAAAGAATAGCCTTTGAGAAAGTTAGAACTCTCTCATACATGATGGCAGAAGAGTTGAAGGGAAAAGCAGAGTGACGGAGCATTTGCTCCGGTAATGCTACCAAGAGATAAGGAGGTAAAAAATGAAAGAGGTTTGGAGAATCACACACGCAGATGGTATGACGGAACAGGCAACGGTTGAACAGTTCTCTGATGGGGAATGGTTCGTAGACATGGGATGCTCCCTGTGGAATCGCTCCTACAAGTCCTACGGATGGGCAAGGAAATACTTGGAGAGAAACGGATACTCACTTGTGAGTGAAGAAGATGTTCTGAATGAGAACATTGCAGAACTGGAAGAAGTCATTCAGATCGCTGAGAAGTGCAAGAACGCATACTTTTGGACACCGGAAAAGAGTGCGGGTGGAAGAAGGTGGAACGAGAAGAAGTACTCCAAGTACACTGAATGGGAAGAAGGTGGGCATGAATGGTCAGCAAGGACAATCATGGAACAGAGCTGCCACAATGTTTACTTCCGCACAGAGTACACAAAAGACAACAAGAAGACAAATCTCACTGCGGTAAGAAATAGCCTTGAGAGAATGAAAGGAGAAGTAAAATGTTCAAGGTAGGCGATGTGGTAAGGTATGCTGATGGATGGTGTACCGAGGCAGAGAAAAAGTACATCTTTGTTGTAGTCGAAAGTTACGAAACGAGATGCAAAATCAAGTGCCTCAATTCCACCATTTCTCTTGGATACTATGAGACAGTTGATTATGAGATGATTGAGGAGGCTTGAGCCTCCTCCAGGTCATAAGGAGGAAAGCATGAGAGAGAGACTCACAAAATGGAATGGAAACCGGTGGATTCTTCCGCAAGGGAGGACATCGGATGGAGAAAGTTACTGGCGAATAATTGCAGACAGACTCGCAGAGTATGAGAACAAAGAGTTTGGAGAGGAAGGAGAAGAAAATGGCAAGGATGACGCAACTGAAAATCTTAGAACTGGCTTATGAGGCACAGTTCTCAAAATGGCTGATAACAGAAAAACAGATGAACGAAATGCCGGGAAATTTCATGGCAAGAGAAATGTACAATATTGCCCATGAGGAACTGTTGGAAATCAAAAGGATGATTGAGGAGGAAAAGCGGAAGTGAAGAATCTTGACAGGGTGTCCGCAGAGAGCAAAGCGGGAACAGAGATCTATTATAGCATCACCGAAAACGCCGTATACACAGAAGCCGGTAAAGGCAGATACATGGTGACATACCTTCTCCGGAAGAACACTCCGGAAGAGATTGAAGAAGCCATCAGAAGGTGGATGTGGATGTAAAAGTGTGGTATAAATGAGGTAACGATATGATTAAAACTACCATGTTCGAAAACATCGGATTTGGCAAATTCGCAAAGGACATCATCACAATCACAGAATTATTCACAGAGTCGAATGACTTTGAAGGATGTTATGTTAGCATCAATGGAGAGATGGTGAGTGCATCCATTTCCACAAGGGAAGCAATTGAGGATGCACTTGACGCAGAAACTGCGGAATGGATTCTGAGGAGGAAGTGATGAAAGAACTGATTTTTTCCTACAACCATGAGAGATGTCATGCGGTTATTGTGGAATCTCTTCCGGATAACACAAGGTACATCGGAGAGATGGATGGGTATGAAATCTACCAAATCAAAACAGTGTGGTTTGACCAATTCGGATTCATGGCAATAAGGAGGGACAATGGCAAGTGAAGCACAGAAGAGGGCATCCGCAAAGTATGACTCCGGTCATACTAAGCAGATAAAACTCAAACTCAATTACAAGACAGATGCGGATATCATCCGGAAGTTGGATGAAATCGGGAATGTACAAGGATATATAAAAACCTTAATCAGGTCCGATATCCAGTAAAAAAATAGGAGGCGGGAAGCCTCCTTTTTATATGCCATAAGAAACATTGGGTTTATCCATTGTTCCTTTTGGCTTAGTTGAAATTCCAGTGAATTGTAATGTCATCACCATCTAATTCTATTCGTTCGATTAGACCAACAATGATGGTTCGCAATTCTTCATCGCTTCCTCTGTCAATGGCAGCTCCAAATGATTCGATGTAGAAAAGTGCCTCTTCCTTTGGCATTGCTGATGATTCTGCAAGACTATGCTCCAGTTTCTCTTTTCGCTCTGCAAGTGCCTCAATCTTTTCATTGAGTAATTCAACCGGTATTTGACTCATGGAATACAAGTCCATGAGTTTTGACATTTTCTCTGTTATTTTG